ATTGGGACTTTAAACTTATAACTGAAGATAACTTAGGTGTGTAATGGCTGCATTTATATTTAAAAAATTATTAGAACAAGGAGGACCATCAGGTAAAAATGTTGATGCTGCTGTTGATTGGTTTCAAGAACAAACCAATATTACACCAACACGTCCCTTACAAATTGTAAGAGGAAATGACCCTCAAGCTCATACACCACAAAGATTTAAAAAGAGATTAAGACAAGGTAGATATGAATGGGGTAGAATGGTTATGTTTCAATATGATCCTGTTGGTAAAAAAACTTTACCTTACTATGATAAATATCCTTTGGGGTTTGTTATAGATAGCTATCCTGGTGGGTTCTTGATGTTAAATATGCATTACTTACCTCCCATACTTAGAGCTAATGTTATGGATGCTTTATATCAATTTTTACCACTACAAGAAGGACAAGAGCTACAAGATAAAGATAAATTAGAAATGATGCCTCAACCATATAGAATATTAAAAAGATATAGAAGACTAAAATGGTATAAGGGATGCTTGAAAAGATACCTAAATACTAACATACAATCTCGTATTGTAACCATATATCCTAAAGAATGGAACATGGCATTGTTTATGCCTATGACTAGAACATTTAGGGGTGCTAGTGCAGCACAGGTATGGAAAGATACAAGAATGAAGGGAAGAGGATAAAATAATGCCTAGTAGATTTGGACCTATATTTGGTACAGCTGTTGGTATAGCTGATATACTAATGAATAGGAATAAAGGAGCAGCTGGTAACGATTCAAGATTTAGCATTAATAAATTTAAAGCTAAATTAAATGATTCAAATATCAATGGTTTATGGCAACCAAATAGATATGTGGTAGAAATTCATCCAGGTGCAAAGACTCCTGCCTATGTACGCAACTCAGTACAAGATATGAAGTTTCTTTGTAACTCAGCTTCACTACCTGGCGTGCAAATTATTACAAGTGATCATAGAAGACAAAATATGGGTACGTTTGATAGACGTCCTTTTGGAGCTATGGTTACAGACATACCTTTAACATTTTTTATAGATCAAAGAGGTATGGTATTAAGTATGTTTAGAGCTTGGACCAATGCAATAGTTAATTACCAATATGATGAAACTGGAGAACATGGAGCTGATGCACGTGGTAAACAATTATTTGAAATTGGTTATAGAGATGAGTATCTTTGCGAAATAGATATATATTGTTTGGATCAAAAACAAGAGAATATAATTCAGTATCATCTTTACGAAGCTTTTCCTATGCAAGTAGCTGACGTGAATACAGCATGGTCTGAAACAGATAGCTTTGGTTTACTTCCTGTTCAATTTACATTCAGAACATATGATATAAGACAATATGGAGTTGGAGCTCCAGCAATAAGTCAAGCTGAGTCTGCAACAACATTAGCTGTGCCTAAAGCACCGTTAGGCGCAAAGGAACCAATAACAGCGGCAACAGGTATGAGTGGAAGACCTATAACGTTGCCTACATAAATAGATTTATTACATGGTAAAAATTATGGAGATATAAAATGGCATTACCAATTATGAAACACCCAACATTTGAATTGACGATACCTTCTACAAAGGCAACATTGAAGTACCGACCTTTTTTAGTTAAAGAAGAAAAGATTTTACTGTTGGCACAAGGATCAACTAAATCAAAAGATTTGATCTTAGCAGTTAAACAAATAGTTAACAATTGTATTATTGAAGGAGACATTAATATAGACAGTACTCCTACATTTGATTTGGAATATATATTTTTAAAACTAAGAGCTAATTCCGTTAGTGATATAGCTAAATTTAATATGACAGAAGATGATGGTGAAGAGAGTAAGATAGAAATTGATTTAAATGATGTTGAAGTACAACACACTGAAAATCATACTAACATGGTTGCCTTAGGTAATGATGTTTCTCTTGAAATGAAGTACCCATCATATACAACATTGTCTAATATTAAAAGTGAAGAAGCGGTTGATGTTACATTTGAAATGATTGAAATGTGTATCGATAAAGTAGTACAAGGTGAAGAAGTTATGGAGTTAAAAGATTTTAGTAAAGCAGAAGTAAAAGAATTTTTAGATTCATTAACATCTCAAAACTTTAGAGACATCCAAAAATTCTTTGATGAAATGCCTAAGCTGCAACACACAGTAGAATATAAAGTTGGAAAGAAAACAAAGTCAAGAACATTTACAGGTCTTGCTGATTTTTTTCAATCTGCCTGAGCCACTTAGACGCGGCTGGTTATTATAGATTAATCTTTAGTATGGTTAATCATTATCAGTATGGAATACAAGATATAGAACAACTGTACCCTTTTGAAAGAGATATCTATTATAGTTTATTAGAAGAACATGTCAAAGAGGTAGAAGAGAAAAGGAAGCAAAGCAATGCCGGAGCAGGACTCAGCTAAAAGTAACAAATATCAAAGATGGGTGGACATGGCTCATATGTTTGATCAATGGAGAATATTTCCTAGAGTCTTTATCTCAATGTACATCTACTTATTATATAAAGTAGTAGTATGGTATATGGCATTACAAGCACCATCAATGGAACAAAGTGGTTTAGTTTCTGTTGTGGTTGGTGCTGGAGCTGCGTGGTTTGGTTTATATACAGGTTCTAGTAAATCTGGTTCAGGCAAATAGAAATAGGATTTAACAAAAATGCCAGTTAGTAAAATAAGACAGATAGATGCTTTAACAGATCTGCACAAGTCAATTGATGCTTTTAGATCTGAAAGTGGCGCTAACTTTAGTGAACTAATTGGTGGACAAAAGGTTTTAATTAAAGCCACAACAGAAAAACAATACGAAAGCGCAAGAGAACAATTCAAACCTCCCCCACAACAAGGTGGTGCTGCAGGCGCTGCAGGTGGTGCTGCAGGCGTTGCAAGTGGAGCAAAACCAAAAGAAAAAGGTGGAATAGGAATACCTAAAGGAGCTGGTAAAGGGCTTGCTGCTTTAGCAGGTGTTGGTATTGGTTTGGCAGGACTTGGTGCTTTATTTGCTGGTGGTGGTTATCTTATAAAACAACTTGCTGAATTTGATGGTAAGGCTGTTAAAGAAAACATATTAACATTATTAACTATTCCAAGTTCTATTCCTGGTGATACTGGTGATAAAGCTGAAGCCGTATTTGGTACTGCCGGAGCATTGGCTGCTATTGGTGCAGGTCTTATAGTCTTTAGTACTGGTGCTGGTATGGCAACTGCAGTTGAGTATTTTGAGAGGGATTGGGCATCAGGTGTAAAAAAGAATATAGGTACGTTATTAACTATATTTGACTTACCAAATGCTAGTGCAAAAAATATTACTGGCTTAGCAGCTACTTTAGGTGCTATTGGTTTAGGGTTACTAGCATTCAATGCTGGTGCTGCTACAGGTGTAGCTGTACAAGGTATTGATGGAGCTATTTCAAAGTTCCAAGAAGAAGGATGGGCTCAAAAAACTGTTGACCAAGTTAAAACATTATTAAGTATAATGGACTTAGATAATGTTAACATTAAAGATGTAGCTGGTTTTGCTGCAACTATGGGTGCTATTGGTTTAGGTCTATTAGCATTTAATGCTGGTGCTGCTTCTGGTGTAGCTGTTCAAGGTATAGGTACAGCTGTTAAAGGTTTTGGTGAACAAGACTTTGCCCAAAAAACATACGACCAAGTTAAAACATTATTAAGTATAATGGACTTAGAAAATGTTAACTTTAAAGATGTAGCTGCTTTTCCATTAGTGATGGCTGCTGTTGGTTTAGGACTATTAGCATTCAATGCTGGTAAAGCTAGTGGTGTAGTTGTTGGTGGTATGGCAGATGCTGTAACAGCTTTTACAGGTTCAAGTTTTGCCGAAAAAATTAAAGAAGAAGTTAAAGTATTATTAAGTATATTAGACTTACCAGGTGTAACAGGAGCAAACGTAATAGACTTTGGTTTAACTATGGGTGGTATAGGTTTAGGTCTTCTTGCATTCTCAATAGGAAAAGGTGCTAATGCAGCAGCTACTGGTGCAGCTGAGGGTATATCACAATGGACATCAGGTACTAGTTTTGCTGATAAAGTTTACAATGAAGTTGAAAAATTATTATCTATAACAGAGTTATCAGAAGGCCAAGGTGATGAAAAGACTGGTAAGGTAGGCGCCTTTCTAAAAACTATGGCTGGCTTATCAGCTGGTCTATTACTATTCAGCGCAGGTGAGTTTGTTGGCTCATTAGCAAACGCTGGAGCTTCTATAGTTGGTTTCTTAACAGGAAGTGTTTCTCCTTTTACACAAATTTCAAAAATTGCTGATGATGCTGATAAATTAGACAAAGGGGCAACTGCAATAGAAAAATTAGCAGGAGCGTTAGCTAATATATCAGGTTTGAAGTTTTCTGGCAAAGATATGCATATGGAAGACTTTGCTAAAGATTTAGCTAAATCTGTACCAGCAATTGAAGCTGCAATCATGGGTGGTGAAATTGATGGTGGTTGGTTTGGGTTAAAGAAAGATATAGTATTTAAAGGTCTTGCAAGTCCTGATATAAAATTTGCTGATGCTGCAGCAAACATTAAAGTACTTAGAGAAGCTATTAGTGGAGCTAATAATGTTGATGGAGCAGCTGCAGAAAGTAGTGGCGGCGGAGGTGGCACAGTTATTAATAACATTGATAATAGTGTTACAAATAATAATGGTGGCGGTGGTGGAGGTGGAGATATTAATATGACTCCAAGTCCAGGTGTTGGTAAATCAGAAAATAAGGGTGATCATGCTTATGATATGTTTGCCGGTGGGGCATAATTAGAGTGGGCCCGAAGACCCACCCTGTGATTATTAGTCTGCTAATTTCTTAAAGAAACTCAAACTTTCATCATCATCATCTGCAGTATCAACAGCAGCTACTTGAGGTGCTGGATCTGATGCAGGGGTAGGCGCATACTCTTCATCAACCGTTGCAGTTGAAGTCTGCGGTCCACCATCAAGAGCAAGAACTCTATACAGCCTCGATTTCAATTCATCATAACTTTTAAATTGTGATGTGTCAATCTGTTCTTGGAGAGAGTATTGACCTTTCCAAACTTCTTCAAGTTTAGCATCATCATCTAATAATGGGGCTGGTGAATCAAACTCACTCTTGTCATAGTTACGGAACCCTTCTACATTACGCATCTTTAGTCGGAAGGAAGTACCTTCCCACAAATCAAATGGGTTAACCGCTTTTTCATCTTCAAACTCAGGATTCATTTGATCGTTGAGCTTGTCGAATATTTTCTTACCAAACTTATACAGAAATACTTTACCTTCATTATGAGGGTTAGTAGGATCTTTAACTACATATATGTTTGATATAAAACTCAAGCGACGTTTCTGTTTACGTGCTTGGTCTTTACTAGATTCAACACCACTGTTCCATAGTGTTGTATTATATTCTGAAACAGGATCTTGTTGTCCTAAAGTGGTCAATGATTTCTCAATGAACCATCCACCAGGTCCTTGAAACCCATGATCAAAACATCTAACAAAAGGTACATCCTCATTGTTAGGTGCTGGTAGGAATCTAATGATAGCGTGTCCGTTACCAGACTTATCTACTTCTGGTTTCCAAAACCTATCATCTCCTTGGGGTGCTCCAGAACCTTGGAGCTTGTTAACTTCAGAACTCAGCTTTTCTATCTGAGACTGTCTACTCTGCTTCATTGCAGCAAATGAATTTGCCATTTATATTTCTCCTATATTTCGTTATATTACGTTGTATCCGATTTATTCGAACCTAGTCTTTATTATACTCTTAATACGAACTAGGTCAACACTATTTATAAAAAAAGGTGCATATTTTTTGAGCTTCTTATATTCGTCTGGCCAGATGATATCATCAGCCATTACTCTATTCCAGTATGGAAAGAATTTTGTTAACTTATCTAATATGATTATTGTCTCAGCACTTATTATTTTTCTTATGTATAGAACAAGCAGTCTAGGGTGCTGACTCTCCTTAACTAGCACGTTGGTGTCATAGGTGTCGTCCATACGTTCGACCTCCTTAGAGACGATATATGAAAGGCTATCACGTCTTTTAACCCAATCATTGTACGTAGCGTGGGACTGTTCATCATTAACATCCCCAGACCAAAAATTAGGATTGACCATCATATTGGCAACCATAAAATCAACAGGGTGTTTCATTTTAGATAGTTTATAAAAATGGAACTTATCTTTACGTGTTTCAAATTTATCTCTATTAGCTTTCAGCTTACCATGGTATCTAAAGTAGTCGTAGCTGTCACTTTTAAAATGTGTTCTGAGAGCTAAGTACTTTTGATACACTTCAAATGGATCTGTTATATTGGTAATTTAGCACTGCTCCGTTTCAGTAATCTATTGTCTTCTGCATCAGCTTGTATCTTAGCTTTGAGGACTTGACTACCTTTAATTAAACTTGCTACTGTTTCTATCTCTACATTTGCAGTGCGGGCATAATCAAGACATGCGTCAAGATAGTTCATGCTTTTTTCTTTGACTATCTTTTCTACTTCAGCAACAAACTGTGTAGGTGTTTTTATATTATTAATTATATTTGTCATTTGTAAAATATATGGTCCTCTATTTCTACTACCTTCTGCATATTGAGAGCCCAGCTAGGGGACACATAGAACGCATGATAGTTGGTTGCACCTTGAAGGTAATCCATTGAATGCTCTAACTCTTGTGCTGCATATACACTTGCTTTCCATGTAATAGATCCACGTTGAGGTTCATCAGAACGACCATCACACCAATAACTAAACTGACATCTATGTCTAATTGGATACTGTGTACCATCTTTTTTCCATGACTCTCTAACAGGGCCTTGGTGAACTACATCACAAATTGTATTGGGATACTTACTACTTTTAATTCTATTCTTTATTACATTACCAACAGCCATCTTACCAATGAATGGTTGATTGCCTGCTTCAAAGTATATTGCTTCAGCCATACATTTTGATTG